GGACGAAATCACCGTAATAGATGGCCGTGCCATAGTTGTAGTCAATCGCGTATTCGCGGGTAGAACCCGAGAACACTTGCCCGCCAATCAGGTTGACAGGCCGGAACCCATAGGGTGCCGAAACAGTCGGGTAGGACATTTAAAACTCCTAAAATTAATTAGACGCCCTTACCGAAAGAAGTCCCCGATTTGCGCTCCTTAAAGAGCGGCATGCGCGGGTCGTTCTGACGCATAAGGTTGTTATCAACGGCTTCCGTTTGAGCGTTGGTTTGCTTGGCAATGTATTCATTGCGTTGCGCGACAAACTCAGTCGGCGTTTTGCACAGCAGGAGACCACCGATCTCGATGTTGTCCTTAAACCGCGATTGCGGGTCAGTCAACAAACGAAACTTAGGCTGCTCTTCGACAGGTACCGGCTCCCACCCTTCCCGGAGTTTGCCCGAGAGATTGCGGGGATCAGGAGAGTTCAACGTAGAAACACGCACCCAGTGATAATCATATCCGGGCTGTTTGTCAGGCTCGGGCAGAAGTTCAGGCGGCATCCACTGTTTAGGACGCGACTGGATCTCACGGGTTTCGAGTTCACGGGTAAGTCGTTCAGCCATTTCGGGACTCCAATTTCAATGCCTCTTTGGCATATTGCTCAGGTGTAAGGCCCAGTTTCTTTGCCAACTGGACTTGGCTGGCCTTCAGTCGAATCTTGTTTGAAGATGTACTGCGGACAGCGGGGGCTACAACTGTCGATGCCTTAGGCTTAACGGGCTCCTCTGCCTCAAAGGCTTCGGGAAACCGTTTACGCATTGTTTTGTCCAATGTGCGGTAATAATCCTCAGACCCAACTTCTACGCCGTTTTCTCGTAGTTCTTCGTGCAACCCGAGAGCGTAGGCTGTCATTCCTCTGTGCTTACCGAACCATTCATTGCGCTCTTGCCACGCCAATGCTTTGGTATCAGGTTTAGGCACATCAGAAACAGCGGGTGCTGATTCTTGACGCTTTTGTACCGGAACTTCTTCCTCTTGTAAAGAGGGCATCTTGAAGTTTTTAACCTGAATAAGTTTCAGGTTAGCTTCCTGAAGCGCCTGCTGAGCTTCAACCAACTTGTCAGTATCACCTGCATCATAGGCTTCCCTATATGCACGTTTAGCCGCCTCAAGCTCCAGATTAGCGGCATTCTGAGCGGTGGCGACATACTCCTTTTCGCCCGTAGTCAGAATCTCTTTAATCCGCTTATTCTCATCAAGGAGTTTTTTAGCGAACGTCAAGGCTTCCTGCTGCTCGCGCAAAGCGGCTTCTTTCTCCCGACGCTCATCGTGCCAAACCTTACGCATCTGCTTAAGGCGGGATTTGACGTTATCGTCGTAAGACTCAAGTTCGTCCTGCTCAAGTTCCTGCACCAACTCCTTGGGCATGGGCGTGCGGCCACGATCTTCTGTGGGCGTATCGTCCTCAATCTCGATCTCTACCTCAGGCGTGCCTTTGGCTTCGGTCTCGGCCTGATTGGCTTCGTCAGGGAACTTGAACTCTTCTTGTTCAAATGGAGGCATCTTGTACTCCTCTTATTTGCGTTTAATGCCACGGGGATCTTCAACAACCCCCTCGACTGAATCATCATTGATGATTCGGAACTCCCGACCATGGATGACTAGTCGGGTGCCTGCGTGCGGGCGCACAAGGACAAAATCGCCCTTTTTGCACCAAGCCCCAGTGGGGAACTTGCTTTCGTCCTTATAGCAATCAGGCCCAAGATCCACCACGAAAAGAACCGTAGTAAGGAGTTCTTCGTTGCGGAGAGTCAGGTCGGCTTTAATAAGTCCTACTTCGCTGTCCTCAAACTCCTTATCTGCCTCTGGAATCGCACACAGAATGCGATACCCCGTCGGCTTAGGGAGTTGTCGGGCTTTTTCTTCAGCAGAGGCACTTGGGCGATAAGCGCCCACTACTTGCGGATTGCCGGGGTTTGTAGCCAGCAAAATATCAGTCATCCATGTTCTCCATAGCGGATTTAAGGTCTAAGGCATAACCCCTTGCAGTGAGTAGACCCCGAATCTCACCACAAAGTCTTTTGTATTCCTCAAAACTGGCGGCTTTGCCTTCCGCCAGATGTTCTTTCAGTTGACCAACCTTTTCATCAATCTGCGGGATTAAGGCTTCAAGCTCAGTCATTTACGTTCCTTGGGGCTAGGTACAGCTTGTTGAGCCTTGGCCTGCATAGCAGCATGCCGCTCCTGCAACTCCCGCAGTTTCGCTTCCTGATGTTGGCTAGACATATGTTTGAGTACATCCAGACCCATATCCATCATCGAGGCGCTCTTATCGTTCGACATTTGCGCGGCGGTCTTTAACATATCCGTCTGAATCCGCTTAGCTTCAGTTTGCTGCTGTGCAGCAATCCGCTCACGTTCAACCTGAATTTGCTGCTGTTTAAGCTGAGCGTCCTGCTGATCTTTGGCTGCTTTGCGCTGCTGATCCTGCGCCTTGATCTGAAGTTCCTGCATCTGCATCTGAACCAGCGGATCTTGGGCTTGCTGTTGAGCCTTCTGTTGAGCAACCTGCTGTTGATTCTGCTGAAGCAACCGTTGCGAAGCCTGTGCAAGAAGCGGAGCCAGTTTGGCTTCAACTTCAGGCTGAAGATGAATATCTTCGCCAGCTTCGTCTTTCTGAGGCGGCAGGGAGAAGCCCAACTGCTGCTCTATCTGCTTGCGGTACTCAAACCCAAGGTGCTCATTAATATGAGCCATCATCGCAGAGGCCAACTGCTGAGCCATTGGGTTGCCTTGCAGCAACTGCTGAATCTTCGGATCCTGCATCGCAGACATATGCACCATGATGTGTGCCTGATGGTCTTGATAAGCGAACGCCTTGACTGGCTTCATCATCAGCACGTTTTGATTCTCAGACACCGGATCCATCGGCTTCTGGTCCTCATCCATCGGGACTAGTTTGCTAGCTTCTTTAACCCCAAGAACGTCCAGCATCTGCCTATGGAGCAGGGGCATGTTGTACAACTGCGGCGAGCCTTGGGCCAACTGCATCACAGCCTGATACTGAACAATCTTCTGCGCCATGGTGGACGCATTCGGATCACTCACCGGGATGACATCAACGTCGTCGTAGTCGGACTTCTTGGCCTTGCGGTCCCCCTCGTCCGGGTCATACGAATACTCATCAGGGGTGTAATCCCTAATGATGTCCCGCAGCAGCACCAACTCCTGCTTCATTGAATAGTGGATGCGGGCCTGAACAGCGCTCATCGTCTTGAGAGTGCGCTCAAGAATCGCCAGCGTCGTCCCGACGGGGGCTTGTGCCGACATATCACTAATCTGGAGATCCGCCGTATTCGCAAACCGGCGTCCCTCCTCAATGATCTTGTCCATCAGCCCAGCCAGCGTCTGGCTCGGCTCTTTATAAGGAAGCGGCAGCAGATTATCGCGGATGGTGCCACTAGGCACATCTACATCTCGCCATTCTCCGGGGCTGATCGGAGTGTCATCACCCTTGACCCGCATACCACGGGCTTTGAAACCACCGGGCAGATTAGCCAACGTGCCTGCATCGACCAACTGACGAAGCAGTGAAGTCGAAGACTTGGCGTACGCGCCAATCAAATGGATCAGACCAAAGCAATAGAACCCAAAGCCGGGGATATAGCCGTAGTGAACCAAGTGATTACGCTTGGCGTAAGTCTCATCCTCCGGTTGCCAATTGCGACGGATCGCCAGCACCTTGGCTGAGCCTTTCTCCAACGTGACGATATACGGCAGCTTGATGCCATCCTCGTCCTCATGCCCCGGCAGGTCCAACTCAACCTGAATCTCCAGCAGCTTGTAGCGCTCATCGGAAGTAGCCCGAAAGCCCAGCCGCTCGGCAATCTTCTTCTCTACTTCGTCCAGCGTGTTGTTAGGGTCACCCAGTTCAATGTCCCGGTAGAACCCAGCAACCTGAAGCCTGCGTAGCTCGTTCTCGGTCTTACGCATCACGTGAGTAATACGTGGAGCAGACGCCAAGTCACTCGCGCCATAGGGCACTACGATATCTTCAGCAGGCACATACATCGCCACCTGACGCTGCAAGTGCGGGTCGTAGTACACCTTCTTGAACGCATTACCCGCCAGCCCCAGACCCCACAGCATGCGCTCATGCTCGGGCCGGTACTCAGTCATGATGTCGGTCAACTGATGGTTCATGTCCTCTTGGACACGCTCAGCGGACTCTTTCTTAGCTGGAGTCTCTCGCCCAATGACCTTGGTCTTGACCGGCCCCGCAGCGGGGAAGGTACTCATCATTGTCTCGGACTGGAACTTCACCAGCGCCTCAGTCAGCATGGGGTGGTACACCCCACACGCGCCCTCCCACGGCTCGGAGCGCTCCTCCAGTTTCAAGCCCAGCAACTCCAACCCATCAACATACGTCTGCATCCAATCCCGTCGGCTGGATACGTCGTCATTGAAGTCACTGATTAGTTCCGCAGCGAGGGACTCCAACTCACCCTCATCCATATCCTCTGCGAGGTTGGCGTTGAACTCATCGTCTCCTTCGGCATCTGGAGTCAGGCTAATCTCCAGATCACCTATCATGATATCGACCGAGTCGGGGTTCTCGATCTCAATCTCAATAGGAGGGGCCATATCTGCCATAGCAGCGACACCCTCAGGAGCGGCGTACAGCGCCTTATCAATATTAGTTGCCATGGTCAGCCTTTGCAGTAACCTTTAATAATACTCACGTTTTCGATGGTACATAGGCTCATCGTCCTCATCCGACCGTAGACGAATGAACCCACCACGCCTGTAACGCAGCAATGCCTGCGTCGTAGAGTCCACCAAGTCATCATGCTCACCAGCAGGGAATGCTGCGATCTCTTCGATCAATTCCTCCGCCCAGCGAGTATTAGGCACCCAAACGTGGCCGCTGGCAAATATGTCCGTAACAGCATTCAACCGAGCAATTTTGTCGTTGCCTTTACTAGGCGTGAACTCCTGCACGGGGATGCCCATGGCACGTAATTCAAAGATCAAAGGTGAGCCAGCAGCCTTGGCCTCAACGATCAGGCTATCGACCTCCCACTCCTTGAACTCCTGATACGCCCGTTGCTTGAGTTCCGGGAACTCCATGCGCTTTTTGAACGCATTGAGCAGAATGATGTTCGACTGCGGCTTGCCCGTATCGTCGTCTTTATAGAACACCCCCCACGTAGTACACGCAGAGTAGTCAGCACGCTCGCTCTTCAGGAACGCCGTATCCCAAGACTGGATAATGAACTCGCAGTGGGGAGGGCTGTCTTCCTCCCAAATATGCCACCATTCCCGTTTGATGATGGCCGAGGCGTCTGAAGTTGGCTGCTGCTGATACTGGGCTTGCCACTTACTATTAGGTAGTTCTTCGCGCAGTGCCTCTAGTTCTTTCAAACTCCAGAACTCAGGCCACAAGGGCTGGCCGCTGGGCATAATCGCGGGAAACTCAATCACCTCCCACTCTTCACCGCCCCGCTGAGCGCTGGATTTGAGCACTTGCCCAGTCAGATCCTTTTGAGACCAGCGCGTGTTGTGGCTGATTACACCATTGGCGATAAAGTTCTCGGTACGCTCGATCTGAACATCGAAGACTTCTTCCTCGCCGTCCGGGATAATCTCAACTATCTGGTCGGTTGTTACGGCGTAGGTATTCAGCAGCTCGCCGCAGGATTTCTGGGGTCTTACCGTACCCAACTGCGAGGTTGCAGTCGTTGCAGAGCAGCCCCCTGACGACGCCTGTGTCGTGGCAGTGGTCGATACAGAGCTTACCGTTCCAGTGGGCGCGGGTATTGGTGTCAGACGGCGGCTCACCGCAGACATCGCAGCGGTTACCACGCTCTTCAACCATACGGTTAAAGGTTTCCTCTGTGATCCCGTACTTACTTTTGATCCGTTTTGCCCGCCGAGACTCTGGAGTATAGTTTTTTCCCCGGTAGCCTTCGGACCAGCGCCACTTGTTGTAGTGCGACTGACAAAACCCGTTGATCTTTGCTGGCTCTGAACAGTTTTCTTCGGCGCAACTTCTGCCTTTCCACTTCCCGTGGTCGCCGAGAGGTTTGTAAGGCGCGTCCGGGTTCTTTCGGTGGTAAGCGGCTCGGGCTTGGCAGGGATGACAAAGTCCCGGTTTGTTTTGCGATCTTGCTGGGCGCTTGCATCCTTCGTTACTACAAGCGACATACCCGGCTTCAGGTCTTGCAATCTGGTCCATTTACGTTCTCCGTTGACATCGACGAGGAACGGATGCCTCGCGTTTGCCCGGACAAGTATGCCAGATTGTGTTCGTACTGTATATACTGAATCAACACCGTTTGACCGATGGTTAAGCACCTTTGCAGTCGTGATCTTGCCGTCCTCGTAGGTGGCTACATCATCACCCGGACGAATTTTCCTTAGCTCATTCGTAGACCCGTCAGCCATCAGTACGGGGGTATCCCCCGTCATGCACATAACCACAACAATTGCCCCACCCGGCTGCAAACGCTGCCGAGGACCAGAGGTGTACCACTCGTAGGTCTTGTCGTAGATCTCTGGGTTTACTTGAGCAAGAGCAGCCTCCTGCTCTGAGTGCGGGTCGTC